AAAATGCGTTTAGAATGCTTAATTTTTTCTTCTTCATGCAACATACCAACTCCTTTTAAGAAAATGGCAGAGAGTATCAGATTCGAACTGATGCACCCATTTCTGGATGACGGTTTAGCAAACCGCTGGTTTAACCACTCACCCAACTCTCTATAAACTTGGCGGAAGAACTGAGATTCGAACTCAGGGACCTTTTACAGTCGGCAGTTTTCAAGACTGCTGGTTTAAACCACTCACCCACTCTTCCAATATCATAGAAAAACACACTCAACATTACACCCTTGATTCGCTACTGCTACTAGGGGCGGGTTTTAATGTGTTTATCTATGGCAGGGGATACAAGAATCGAACTTGTGCTAACAGATTCAAAGTCTGCTGTGCTACCATTACACAAATCCCCAACAAAGCAATGCAAATTTTTAAAGAACTGTAGTCAGTGTAACAGAAGTCGATGCATCTGTCAAGCAACCTAAGTTGCTATTTTTTACAACTACAAACAAAAATCCCCTAGTTTTTTAGGCTAGGGGATTTTTGTTTGTTTTGTATTGGTTACAAAGTTAGCAAAATCCCCATCGTGTTCCATAATCCGCATTAGTATTAATTGAGCATGGGCGTGACTCAACCTGCCAGAGTGTGGCCGGGCTTAACTTAAAGAAATGGGAGATTGTTTGCATCATAGTATTATATATGTTTTTTTATTGCTTGTCAAGCGTTTTCTTCGGAAATATTTGGATTAATTTGTAAATTTTCTACAACATGATTCCAAATATCATTAGACTGCTCATCTTCTAAATCTTTCTTTTGTTCATCTTCTAATTCTTCCATTTGTTCATCCCATAAATCTTCACGAACATCACCCCACAGTGTTTGAAATGCATCATCCAATTTTGTTTGAATGTCTTCTAACGAACCTTCAAGATAAAACAATGCCTCATTGATATCTTCAGATGTTGATTGTTCAACACCATTAGCGATTACACGAAATGTTGAATAGAAAGATTTAAGGCGAATTACTTCTTGTTCTAATCGGCTCAGTTGATAATAATATTTCATAACGATTCCTTTTAATTTTGTGGACTAACATAAACATTCACATTCAGCGTTGAGCCGATTTGTGCGGGGCGATTTGTACGAACTGTCATGTATCTTCCATTGTAATCTACAGTCATATTGTATCCCTCAGGTGATGATACTGTTTGATATGTGGTAAAGCATTGTGTCTGGACTTGTGATTGTTGCGACATTGATTTATCAATCTTACCGCCAACTATTGCACCAGTCACAGCACCAATTGCTGTTGATATACCTTGACCAATACCGCCACCTACTTGATGACCAAGAATGCCACCAGCAACACCACCAATCACTGTTCCTGTAGTGCCATCACTACTAGGTGAAACTACACTCACTTGCCTACATGATTGCGATGGGACATTCTGCATTGAAAACACAGGCTCAACACTCACAACTCTAGCAACATCATGGAACTGTAATTGATTGTTAGGTGTCAATGCATTCTGTGCAAAGACTATACTAGGTGCAATCAACAATGCAAGAACTGTCTTTCTCATACTTCTTCTCCGATAGAAAAATTGAAACCCTTAATAGAATCCCAGCGAAATGAACGCCATTCATCTTTCTCAACATCAAACACCGATTGTGATTCTTCATTCTTCTTGCGAGTAGAGGTTCCTTTTGGAATCATATCGAAAGGAATCAAATCTTCTTTCAGTGTAGCCTTAATCACTCGCTCACTTAAATCTTTTTTAGTGAATGTGATTGTCACAACACCTTCTTGCAATACACTACGAAGCCAATTCTTTTCTTTTTCACTCTTAAACACAAATTCATCATTCATAAACATCTCCATTACGATTCAGACAGATACATCTTAACACGATCCGTATAGTTTGTCAAGTAATCTTTTATCCAATTGGGTGAAGTATTGGTCTTTCTTAGAATGCAACCATAGATGCTCATGTCAGATAAATTTTTGGCATAGACAATTGGGTCACTGAAGACTGCCTCAAAGTTTTCATCAAGAATCGGCACATTGTCATCATTGGTCTTGAACAGAATTACATGGTACAAGTCACCAAAATCATTGCCCTTAACTTTCAGTCCTCTAGTCTCGGCATTGTTGAATGTAAAATACTGAAACTGTGTGGTATCATCATCCTCAGGGTCTGGTACGAAATAGAAGCCATCGTAATCGGCAGGTTTAGGATGTAATGACATGCAGTTCCTTTTGATAGTTTTGTTTGTTCTTTGGGCGTGAATACACTTTTACACTCAACTCTACCCGTTGGCGATATTTAGGTGTGCGTAAATCTTTTGCAACTAGGTTGCGAGGTTTTAGTGAAAGTTTCATAATGTGTGCCATGGCTCACCTAATGCAGTGAAATGTGTCAATATGTGTACTATAACACACATTGTGCCATTTGTCAAGCACAAAAAAAAGTGTTGTTTTTACGCAACACTTTTCTGAATGACAACTAAGATTGTACTATTTTGAATTTTCGAAATGAACGCTATTGGAATCTAATACATCACACACAAAATTAATAAAAGTGACTGCATCATTTTCTTCATTAAAGTATCTGATGAAAGTCTGCCCAGTGTGCTTAGAGGTGAATACCAATAAAATATTCTCTTCTCTATAGATAGAGAACTTGATTACCCAACCGTTTCGAAGGATTGGGTTCCAAGTTTTCATTGTCTTACGAATATCCTGTTGAAGGATTTTTCGATAGATGAGTGATAGAGGTTCTTTCTGCATACTATTATGTATGTAAAAGCAATTCTCTATCTAATCACAAATCTATAGCCGTAATGTTTATGAAAAGCATAACGAACCTCACCAATTGTCTCAAAATACTTGTACAGTCTTTCAAGCATATCTCAGTACCATGATTTGTAACCGTGGCGCTTATGATATTCTAAACGCAACTGTCCAATTCTTTCAAAGAAGTTCCATATTTTCTTAATCATATCATACCTCTGCGTTGTAGTGATATAATTCTTCTTTCAACATCTGCATGGTCAACCGATTCATCAAGATATTTCTCAATTTCATTTCTGTAAGAAAGGGTGAATGTTTCTCTGACCCAATCCCAAAAATCTTTTAGGTTGATGGAATTGGCCATATTATGCCTTTGCTGGTTTTGCGAACTTCTCAAGGGTTGCTTGCATCTGCTCAGCCAACTCTTGATTAGTCTTCACAATTTGCTTAACAAAAGCGGTTTGTGTATCAACGAAAGCATTTAGAGGTTTTTGGATTTCTTTGTCTGTGATGTAAGTATTGACAAAGTATTTTTTTGCACCTTGAACGGTGTCGATGAATGTATCTACTGCGAACATATTTTATCTCCTAAGACGATTAATTAATGGGCCTCACAATTGAGCGCCCATATCATTATATAGTAATCCATTGTGCGGTGCAACATAAAATCAGTTAATATTGTCCTCATATTGCATCTTCGCCAAGATGTAGTCTTTAACCAATGATGAACGAACAATGTCATCTGCGGTAAACTCAATTCTAGTGAATGCCTTCATATGCATGGCAATGTCAAAGAATTTAAGAATACCAGATACATCATTCTTCTTTTTGTTCAAGTCTGTTTGACGATAGTCACCACACCAGATGATTTTTGAACGATAACCGACCCGTGTCATAACGGTATCGATTTCTTCAAAAGTCATGTTCTGCATTTCATCAACAATAATGATAGCATCATCGAATGACATACCACGAATGAATGAAGTGCTGATGAACTCTATGTGATGTTGCTCTTCTAGTCTGTTCCATGCATCACGGCGACCGAATAGAGTCTCACAGATTTGTCTGTATGGTTGCTGATAGATTTCCATCTTTTCGTTTACATCACCTGGAAGGTGACCTATCTCACGGCTTTGCACCGCTGAACGAACTACAATGATTTTGTTGAATGGATTAGATTTGTCTAGAACTTCTTCAATTGCTTTATATAATGCACAGAATGTTTTACCTGTACCTGCAACACCATGTAGTGCTACAAAATAATCACCTCTACGATATGCATCAAAAAATATTTTTTGATTCTCTGTTAATGGGTCAAATGTTTTTAAGTCATCAATTCTAATTTTTAGTTGGTTAGTTGTCTTGAATTGATTGGTTGTTTTGGCGACTGTTGATTCAGTGTTTGCTGTTGGTTTTCGTGCCATCGATTTTTCCTATTACATGAGATTTGTGGATTTTACAAGTGACCCATGAGTTATAGTAAGACTCACTCAAAAGAGCGGAACGATTGAAGATTTCAAAAGTCTCCATATAACTGCATTCGGACCTTGATTTGCATAGATGTAGAATTTCCCTCCTGTATTTTTCTTTACCATGAACTGCAACCTCTTCAACTAAAACTTTATTAGAACCCCAATAGTCTTCCCATCCAGAGCCGACTCTTGACCTTTTCTTTTTACCTTTTAGCTGAGTTGTTTTTGCTTTTGTGAAATACTTTCGACCTATATACTTTCGATTGTTATCAGTATTCGTAATCAAATATACGAACCCATAAAAACCTTCAGTTTGTTCTGATGTAAATAGATTGTCATTATATGTC